TGGCCGCGCGGTACCCAAGGCGGGATTTCAGTTATCGGAGGCGGCAGGATTTCGAGCGGCGTAAACTCGCGCAAGTCCTGAAATCCCGAGCCGTTGAAATAGCCGAGCGGCAGTTCCCACCAGCCGTTAGGGTCCTTGATTTCCCCGCCGACGCCGACGCCCGCCCGATGAACGAGGGCGATTTCCTGCGCTACCGGGTCGAGGCGGGCGACAACTAATCCCGCCTCGCTCGCCGGTATCTGGATATGGCTGCGATTGCGACCATAAAAGCCGTTCACCCAACAGGCCCCGGGCGATACCCATATCTCGCCGCCGACGAACTGCCACGCCATTAGCGGGTTTTGCTCGCCTGTTCCTGGTGGCCATTGCGTGAACTTCGGACGCACTACGCCCGTTCGGGCGAATAGCTGCGCCATTTTGCGCCAGCGCTCAATATTCGCCTGCGCGCCCGGTCCGCGGTCGAACGGGACATATATGTCAGCAACCATTACGCTCATTTAGACGCCTCCCACATCGTAAGCCCATAGCAACAGGGCGGCAGGTGAAAACCGAGTTATGGCGGTCGAGTCGTGCCAAATCCCGAACGATGCGTTATTATGCGTCGGCGCGACGACGAACGAGGACGAATTCGCCGGTTGGAACGACATGCCCGCAAAGCCGCCGTTGTGAATGAAGGTCCGCCAGCGTTCGCCCGCGTCGTCAGTGACACGCCACCACATATTGCCCGCCCATGAAAACCCCGCGTCGCCGATCCGTTGCACTCTTTGACGGCCGACGCCGAGATTGAACCGGTAATTTCGCCCCGGTATGAAGCGCGGATGACTAGAAATGTTCCAAAAGAATATTTCTTGCAAACCGGGGGAAATATCGGTAAGCGTGTCGGGCCATGATCCCGTCAGAATTAGCCCGCGCGGCGTATAGGCGGGCATTTCCGTTACGGGCGGAGGCGGGATAACGGCAGGCGTGAACGGCCGCTCGTCGGCCCACGAACCGGCACCATTGAACCGGTAGAGAGGAACTTCCCACCAGCCGTCGGGGTCCTCGACGATGCTATGGCCCGCGCCCTCTTTGAACACGACCTCGACGTTATTACGAGGCGGATCGAAACGGGCCACAATTAGTCCGATCAAGCCAGGGACCGGGTACCATTTCGCCGTCGCCATCTCGGCGTAAAATCCGTTCACCCAAACCGCGCCCGACGACATAATAAATTGATCGGTAACGCCGTCCCAAAAGGCCTGTAGTTCCTCACCTACGCCGCGCACGACGCCAGCCGGGGCCCAAATCCCCGCCATTTGCCGCCAGCGGTCCTGATATACGTCTGCGCCCGGGCCCTCGGGCATGGGAAAGAATGACTCCATAACAACGCTCATCGGCCCATTTCCAATCGCCTAATACGCCGCTCGGCGGATTCGAGGCGGCGAAACGTTTCGAGGTTCATTTGAGGCGCGCCCACGGTAGGCACGACCGAGAGGGCTTTATTCGTGTCAAGGCCAATTGTTACCTCGCTAATCGTCTCCGTAAATTCGAGCCCATCGGCAAAGTACACGGTCGCCTGGTCGCCTAGGCCATAATGCAAGCCGAACCGCTGCGTCGGAATATCAACAGGCGTCACGCGGCACGAGACGGGCTTTATCTTTTCGGCTAGGCCTTCCTCGCCTGCCAATTGCAATTCTTCCTGATTATCCGGCCAGGGGTTTTCCCATTCGTTGCCGTCCTCGTCGGTCCCGCGCTCCGGTTCCTCACCAGCGCTAGAGGCGTCTAAAACGTCCTCGTAACCCCACCATTCCGCTACGTTCTCGGCGTCCGCCACGTAGCGCCATTGGCGTTCCGGACCTTCCCGCCTGCCGAGCACGGCTAGCCAATTGGCGTCGGGCGATTCGGCGACAAGCTCGTAAGAACCCATTGTGCCTAGCTCTAACGAGAAAATGGTCCCGTGGTCGCCCGGTAGCCACGATTCGAACGTGAGGTCGCGAATGTCGAACCCGTAAATCGGCACGCTTTGCCGCGCCGCCGCTTGCATTATGGTTAGGCAACGCTCCCACCTAACCGAGACGCCGCAAGGGAACGGCTGCGGGCCTGGCGTCGCGCCCTCGACGCCGAGAATATGCGGGCCCGACCGCTGCATTCCTTGCCACATTACGTTACGCAACACGAAATCGTAACTGCCCTCGAAATCGATAGTCTCGACGTTCGGCGTTGCCACTATGCGCGACGCCGCCCACCAAAGGTCGCTATAGCCGGTAATAACGAGGCGTTCGCCGTCTCGGTCCCATGTCCGTTGAACGCGGGTCATCGGGCCCGATAAAACCGTACTCTCGCCCACGCGCGCCACAATGCCGACCTTGCGCCGACGGATAAGCTCTAGCGCAACCTCGCTTAGGTGCGACTCGATTTCCCACGTACCTACGTCGTTGAACCGGCTAATAAATGTCGCCTTCGTGTAATCCTGCAATTCGCCCAGGATTTCGCCGTTCGAGTCGTCGCGGACATAAAGGGCCCAAACGCCCGACGTGTCATAATGCGGATTTTGCGGGACGACGCCCCAATCGGCCAGCGGCGTATAAGTCATGGCGCTAAGTACCTGAGCCGCCAGCGGATTTGCACGCGCGACGCCTCGGTCCGGAACGTCACGCGTAGCATGTTGAAACCTGGCACCAATTGCCAGAGGCTAGAGCCGCGCTCTAGCCGGTTGAACCAATTGTCATTATCGAGGGCAACGCCTCGGTTACCGGGCTCGGTCGTAATCTTTAGCACGCGCCCGGCCGGAATGTTGCCCGTTATGGCGGTAAAACGGTCCGTCGTCAGGTTCGTAAACCGGAAATCGTCGCCCGGTCCGGAAACGTCGACCTCGGGCCACGCGTCGGCGTCTCCGCTATTGTTCACAGAGAATTCCCCTCGGACGTTCGTCGGCGCAATGCTCAGCGGGAAAATGGGGAACCATTCGGTTTGAATCTCGCTCGGTACGAAATCGCGGACCTGCATTACGTTGTCGTGCCAATAGGGGTCGGTCGCCCGGAAAAGCAGGTTCGCACGGCCGAAATGCGGGTAGTCCTCGCTTAGCGATTCGAGGCCTGCTCGGTAAACGCAGGAAAGCTCGCGCTGCGCCGCGCTCGAACGTAGCCCGCCCATTCCTCTAGCCGGGTCGAGGACATGGGCCATACGGCGCAGGTCGTCGCGCCCGTACCGAATCCCTCCGGTTATGACCGGTAGTACAACGTCGCGCGCCGCGTGACGCGAGCCGCGATAACGCGAGCCCGCCACCAGCGGGACCGTATCTTCCCAAATGTCGACAGGCGGCATAAACCGGCCGGTCGCGCCGCGGCCGACGAGAAATTGGATCGACTCGCCGTCCGCTGACACGTAAGTAATAAGCTCGGCCGAGCCTAGCTCGATATCCTGCGTCGGCCGCTCGTTTTGCATTCGATAGCTCATGCTGCCCCGCTTAGTAATTCAAGGCGGCGAAAACCGCTTTGCATCGCCGTTGTGTCCGCCTGCGAAACGTACATATTCAGGTTGTACGACGCGCCCTGCGGACCGCCGAGCCCGTCGCCGCCCAGGTCGACGCTAGCGCGTGCGCCAATTTGGCCTAGCTCGCCGGATATACCTTGCTGTACTTGCTCGGCCAGATATCGCGCCGACGCGCTAACGTCGCCCGCCATTGACGCCATACCTTCGGCTAATTGCCGGCCAATTGACATGCCCGCATATTTGATTTGCCCGCTACCGGCGAGCGGCGAGGTCGGGTCCTTCGGAGGCGAGAACGGTAGCATTTTCTTTAGCCCGTCGAGCAGGCCGCGCATTTTGCTCATTATCCAGCCGCTCATTGCATTTATGCCGTCCCAGAGGCCGCGAATTACGTTCTTGCCTGCCTCGACTAGCCAGGCCCGCGCGTTGCCAATCGAATTCCAGACCCACGGGCCAATCTTTATTTTGCTCTGTAGCCAGCCGCGCATTGTGCCGATCCCGTTTTCCCAGAACCCGCGGATAACGTCCTTCCCTTTCTCGGATAGCCAGCTTCGAGCATTCCCAATCGCGCCGACGACTGCGCCGCTTATCGTCCTGACGAGGTTTGTAACCCAACTAATCGCCTCGCGAATCCCGTTCGACATGCCGCCGATTACCTTGCGACCGGTTTCGAGTAGCCACGTTGCCGGGCTCGACAGGACGCCCTTGATCTTGCCGGGAATTTCCTTCGCCACGTTGACGACCCATTCCGTCGCGTCGCGCATACCGTTCGACATGCCGCCGATAATCGACGAGCCCATATTGGTTAGGGTTTCCTTTAGCCCGCCGAGGGACCCGGTAATCTTGCCGGGCAAATCCTTTAGTTCGTTCGCAATGCTCGTCCCTAGCCCGCCGAGGACATCGGTAACGGCAGACAGGGCCCCGCCAATTGTGCTCGTAACTTGGTCCTTTAGGTCGCCGAGCGCGGCGGTCATCCGGCCAGGGAGTTTCTTTATCTCATTGACCACATCGTTCATTGCCGACGTAATCTTGCCCGGTAACGCCTCGATCCCCGAGAGGTCCGGTATTAGCTGGTCGCCAAGGTTGCCAATTGCGCCGAGGATTTTCTTCGGCAATTCCTTGAACCAATCGATAATTTGTCCGCCCTTGTCGGTTATCCCGCGCCACATATCGCCGAGCGCGTCGGACATCCATCGCCACAGTTTCGAGCCGAGGTCGCCTAGCCCATTGGTAATGGTGCTAGGTAGCTTTTTGAACCAATTCACGACGCCCGCGGCCTGGTTGCCGACACGCGCATAAACGTAGTTCCACGCGTTACCGATCCAACCGGCCAGCTTCGAGCCGAGGTCGCCTAGCGACTTGACGATGCGGCCGGGTATGCCCTTGAACCATTTATCAACCGCCGTGAACGCGCCCTCGATTTTCTGCGAAACCCAATTCCATGCCTTCGTAACCCATTCGAGCAGCTTCGCGCCGAGGTCGCCTAACGAATTCATTATCGTAGTCGGCAAGCTGGCGAACCAATTCCGCGTCGAGGTCCAAGCCGTCTCCAGCCCGCCCGACACCGCGTCCCACGCGTCGGTAACCCATTTGAGCAGCATTGCGCCGAGGTTCCCGAGCGCGCCGAGGATATTGCCCGGTAGTTCCTTGAAAAAGCCCCATATCTTCTGGACGACCTCCCAAATTTCCTCGCGGAAGTGATAGATCGCGACCAGGATCGGACCGCCCGGCAGGAATATCGCCGCCATGATTTCGACCAGTAGGGGCCAATTGTCCTTTATCCAATTGAACACTTTCTTTATTTGGTCCCAGAGGAAATTGGCTGCGGCCTTGAACTTGTCGAAATGCTTGATTATCAGCACTATCGCGGCGATGGCGGCGACGATGGCGATAACGATTAGGCCTATGGGGTTGGCGTTTAGCGCCGCGTTCACCAGCCATTGCACCGCGGCCCAGGCCTTTTTTACGACGACGATTGCCTTAGTGACCGTCTCGGAAATTTTGAGGTAGAGGTTATAGGCCTTGACGGCGATAACGGACGCCGCCAGCGCGGCGGCAACCGTCCCGAGCACGACGGCGAACCCGGTCATTATGACCTTGTTCCCAGTGATGAACTTTATCATTGAGCCGAGCAGGTCGGCGAACTTCGACAGGTACGGGGTGACGAACATTAGCGCGCCGGTAATGGCGTCGAACAAGCCCATTGCTACCGGCTCGAACGCGACCTTCATTTGGTTTTTGAACTTGTTCATTTTGCCTTCGAAGGTCGCCGTCTCGCCCGCCGTGTTCTTTAGCGCGCCGTCGGCGTCCCCCATCGCTTGAACTAGTTCTTCCATTGAAATTGTGCCAGCGCGGATCGCCTCGGCCAATTGCGGGCCCGCCTTGCCCCCGAATACCGATATCGCCGTCCGGTTGGCGTCGGCCGCATCGCCAGTGTTCTTTATGGCGTCGACCGTGCGGGCCAGGAATTCGGCCGGGGTTTCGTCCTGCATAGACTTGAACGCTTCGTTTAGCGAATCGAAGTCCTTTAGGGCGTCCTCCATTGCCTTTTTGGCCTGGGGGCTAGGTTTCGCCTCGTACGCGGTGGCGAGCTTGTCGTATTGCTTCGCCGCCTTGTCGACCGCCTTGCCCTGTTGTTCGACCATTTTTTGCTGGTTTTTCAAGGCGGCATTTAGCGCTGCGGTAGCGGTCGACGTGTTCAACCCCGCCTTATCGAACGTCGCCAACAGGGCGATGGATTCGTCGAAACTGAAATTGAACTGGCGCATAATCGGTCCGGATTTCTCGGCCGCGGCCATCAATTGATCGACGCCGATCCCGCTCTTAGAGCTGGCCGCGTACAATTTATCGAGGTACTTCGGCATGTCTGCCGTCTCGATTTTCCAGCCGTTGAACAGGCCTGTCGCCTTTTCGATATTGGCGTTGAGGTCGGTCCCGGTAACCGAGGACAACCGGAGCATTTGCAACGACAGGTTTTCTAGGTCCGCGCCCGTCGCCCCGGTCCTCTGCGACACCTGAGATACCGACGCGCTAATGTCCTCGAAGCTCGCGCCGGTTTGCTTCGCTACGTTTTTGAACGAATCCTTGAGCGCGTCTAGTTCCTTGCCCGTCGCGCCCGTCGTTTTCTGAATTGACTTATAGGTTTTGTCAAACTCCCCGCCGAGCTTGAATAGCTCGACGCCGACGACGGCTGCGCCAGCGGCGACGCCGAGCCCAATCTTGCCCGCGGTCGACTGCGGAAGCTTGTCGACGATTTTGTTGTAACCGGATTGCAGCGCGCCCCCGAGCTTGCCGCCGAACACGCCGCCCATTTGGGAAAACTCGGGCGACATTTTCGGGCCCATGCCCTTTACGTCGCCGAGCGCTTTCGACGTATCGACGGCTAGCTGAATTAGGCCTTTAGCGGCGACGTTCTCAGCCACGGCGTTTCCCTATCATTTTCAATAGCTGGCCCCAGCTAAGGCGAGGTCGGCTATCGGTCGGCCCGTCCGGTTGCCACGGTCGCGGGATTCTCAGGGCTTTAGGTGGCGGCGTGCCTTTCTTGGCGTAGGCCATTACGAGCACGCGCCAGACGGCGTGAACTAGTTCCGCAATTACGGCCAGCATTTCCCGCGACCAAATATCCTCGCGCCTGGCGCGCTCGGCTATCGGCCATAGGTACTCTAAAACCTCGGAATCGGTTTCGAGTAGCGCGGCTGGCGGCAAATGTAAGGCGGACGCCGCCTCGGCCACTAGCTCGGCTCCGTATGTTCCTCGGTAAAATTTCCGGTTAGGTCCGAGTCTGCTAGTTCGAGGATTTCGAGTTTGCCTCCGTCGACCCACGCGTCGAATTCGTCGTCACTTGTCGGCCATTTGCCCGCGTGATGCACGGCGAAGCTAATCATAAACCCGTCGCTAAGAGAATCAGCCTTGAACGACCGATCAAACTTGCGCTCGAACTTGATGAAATCGGACTTGAATATCGGTTTGCGCGTGGCGCTACCGTCTCCGTTCGTCCGGACGGAGACTAAAATAGGGGTCGTGGCCATTACGCCGTATATGTAAAGGCGTTCGGCCGCGAGGCTGGCGGCTTTCCGGTAACGGTAACGGTAACCGCCACCGCGCCCGCGCCAGCCGGTACGTCGCACGTAGCGGCAGTCGGGCTGGTAACGGCGACAGCCGTTGCCGCCGTCGCACCAAACGTTACGGACATTCCGGCGACGAAATTCGTTCCGGCTAGCGCAACAGAATCGCCCTGCTCGCCAGTATTAGGCGTCACGCTAGCCAGACTAGGGTTTGAGGCCGCGTCCTCGTCGCCTTCGTCCGCTTGCAATTCGAACGTGTAGGGCTCATTGGCGAGAACTGAGAACGTCAGCGGCAACACGACGCCCGCGGTATTCACGAACGAGAATTCGACCGCCTCGGAAACCATCGCCCGGTAATAAATGAAGCGGTAACGCTTCGAGCCGTCCTCCGCTTCGATTGCGACCATGCGAATATCGATAAAGGACGCCGGCGCAGGCGTGAACTTCCATTTGCTATCGCCCTCGATATTGCCGCCTCCGAGCGCTAGCTTTAGCGTTTCTCGGTTCAATTGGCGCAGCGAGGCGGTAATTGTCTTAGGTGCCGCAGTGACCAACATACGCAGCGGGTCGAGCGTTTGCGACGACATAACCGTGTCTGTGTCCTTGCCGAACGACAACGCAATTCCGTCCTCGGTCGTATAGCCGAGGTCGTACCATGTCGCGCCTAAATCCTCGTCGATATCGTCCGGAACGTCGGAACCTGGCGGCGCAACCAAAATATGCTGTACGCCCGCGACGACGACCTCACTCGCCTCTAAACCACCAACCATAGTCATTAGGGGACCACCCTTTCTATTTTGTGTCGGCTCGACGTAGGAACACTACGCCGAGGGGCTTTGATGAAAACGTTTATATCGAACCGGTAATGCGGGCGCGCGGGATGGTAAGTCTGATCCGGCGCGTCGTGCATCATTCCGAACCCAACCGCCGAAACGCCGAGCTTGTTCGTCTGCGCGACGAGGCGGTAAGTAATCAACGCCCGGGCGACGTTCGCAAGCTCGGCAACGGCAAACTTGCCCGCCTGCTCACCCCATATGTCGACCTGAGCCCACGACGCGTCGAGCAGTAACGGCCGGTTTATGGCCGGATAACCGCCCCAGCGCGTGCAACGCATCGCGGGCCATGTCGGCTGCGCGGGCAGGATCGTATAAATACGACCGTCGAGCATAGAAAGTTCGGGCTGCGCGCGGTAGAAATCGACCACCAGGCGGGAAACGTCGAGCATAACCGGCAGGTCGGTCGCCGTCATCAAAGGATTTCCACACTTGTACCGCCGACGACCGCTAGCGCGGCGTTCCGCAGTACCGCGCTAGCCGGGGTATGAGGCGCGCCGTACTCGACGAAATGCCAATGCCAGCTTGACGACCCGAACCCGCCCACAATTCGGCCCTCGATTACTTGCATAGGTATTACGCCGAACGAGTCGCGATAATCGCCCGACCAAACCGGAGCTAGGGAGCGCGCGACCTCGACGCCAGCTTGCGCCGTCTCTGCGATCAATTTCGTTACGCCATCGCTGCGGAGCGCGGCCATTAGTCCCGCCTCGTCGACCGTCCAATCCTTTAGCGACGCCACTAGATAACCTCTCGCCCGACCGCTTCGGTATGGTGCGCGTTGCCGTCGAAATCGTAAAACTGCCGTCCGCCGCCGAACAGTTCGAGGGCTTTATCCTCGAACAAAACCCGGTCCCACGCGCCGATTTTCTGGCCTGCGGGAAATAGCATGTTGAACGACGCCATTTCGACCATTTGGTTACCGGAAAGCTCGCGCGTCCATTGGGGTTGAATGTTGGCCCGCACCCGCTCGCTCGTCACTAAGACGAGAACAGGATTACCGAAACCGTCGACCTCGCTCGGGCTCGGCTCGTAATGCTCGACGGTAACGGTTCGGTTGAACGCGCGCGGGCTGGCGGGCATTTACTCGTCGGTTCCCTCGTCGGGCTCGTCGGGCGTTTCCGGTTCCTCTGGCGGTTCGGGCGGGGTTTCCGGGTCCTCTGCGCCCAATGTGGCCCGAACCGTATTGCTTGGCCCGTCGTCGTTGTACGCAGTGAAATCGACACCTGCGCCCGCGCCTGCCGGTAACGCGCCAGCCGTTACGCCCTGAATTTCTGTGTCGTCCGTAATCATAAACGACAGGTCGGCTTCCTCGCCGCTCGTTATCCGCCGCCAGGTCACGCGCGTAACCCCGGCCAAATTAGAGCCGTACAAGACGAACGGCGAGGGCAGGGTTAGAACCGAAATTGTGTCGGGGTCGATGCTATCGAGAACGGGCGGTTCGGGTTCGGGCGGTTCGGGCGGTTCGCCCGGGCGGACGCCAATCGGGTACATAATCCGAATGCCGCCCGGTCCGCGCAGCGGTCGCAAACTTACGCTCATTGTGTCCCCATTTGTATACTCGCCGCGCTGAGGCGGTAACCGCCATCGCGGAGGATTTCCTTTTCTGCCTCGGTCAACACGCCCGGGCCCAAGCTCGACGCCGTACCGGCCGCGTTGGCGTATGTCTCGCTCATCGCACCCGTTTGGAGGCTTTTTAGACCGCTTGGGTTCGATTCTGAGCCGCCCAAGTAGCTAGCGACCTTACCTGCCACCAAACCGACGATATCGCCCGGGATCGGCTCGTAGCCGTGCGTATAGACAACGGCTACCGGGTCGAACTTCGACCCCCATCGCAAGCCGTCGAGGCGCGTGAGGCGTCCGAACGAATCCCACGTAAACCGGCCGGTCGACGCCCAACCGCCGAGCGTTGCGGTTATGGGCACGATTTCGTCCCAATCGACCGGGCCCAATTGCACGCTTACGCTTTCGACCTCGATAACCGGCCGCTCCGGTAGCGTTAGAACAATGGTCCCGGTCGACGGGATAATGATTTCGTGCTCGACAACGAGCGAGAGGGTTTGCCGACAATAACGACGGACGGCCGCGCTGGCCCATTCGACTAGGCGTTGCACGCGCGGATAATCGTCTATGCCAATTGCGCCCGCCAGAGTTTCGACATCGGCAATTGACGCTAACGCCTCCGGCGCGCTCGCTCGCTCTAGCATTATCGACACAACGCCTCCCTAAATTCTGTCTGCCCGGGCAGACCTACTTGGCTTTCGGAGCGCTCGCCGCTTCCGCGCCCGCGTCCTCGAACGAACCCGTCGCCACGCGCACATTAGCGAACGGCGTTCCCAGGCCTTGCGTACCATCGGGCTTATTGCCGAACGGAATTCCGATTACCGCGCCTAACCGCATCCACACGCGCATAAGGACCATATCTTGCTCGAATGCGGAGATAATGACCTCACGCGAAACGGGGTCGGTCAAAACGCCGTGCTCGGAAAGCTCGAACCGCATATCCTCGCGCAGGCCAATAACGAGCATTTGCCAGTCGCCGACGATTAGGTCCGGAACGCCTGCCGCAAAACCTAGCTTCGTGAAAACGAGCGGTTCGCCGTAAAGGCTGGCCGGTCCGCTGGCGGACGCCGGTTGCCAAATCAGCCATTCGCCGGTCGTCGAGCGTAGGTTCCGGAATTGACCGCGGACGCTAGTACGTGCGGCAAATCCGCTTACGTCGAGGCCTGAATTCTCGACGCGTTGCATTCCGGCCGAAATCGCGGCCACGAAATCAGGTTGGGCAGGTCCGGCGACGGCTTGAATGGGCGGTTACCGGCCGCGATAACGCCTCCGGTCGGGAACGAGGCGGGCGCGCCTGCGCCGCTGATAATGGCGTCGTCGACGGCTTTCGACATTGCCTCGGCTAGCCGAGGACGAATCTCGCCCCAAAGCGGGAACGCGGAGTCGTCGATATAGGCACGCGGAACGGCAATTGTCGCCGCTACTTCCTCGACGTGAATCATTTCCGACGACCAGCGGATTTCCGTCTGCGGCTTTACCGCGCCGACCGCCGACAGGAACCGCGCTTGCGGCAACGACGCCAGGACGGGAATATCCATTTGCGCCGTCGTCATTCGCTGCGTTCGAGCGAGACTCAACGCGGCCGACTGCGCGACGGTTGATTGCAATATTTCTCGGCTCATTTCAATGGGAATGAGCGGCCCAAAATCACTAGCCATTTAGCCTCCCTCGGCTGGCACATTGCGAGTAAAAAAACCGCTCGCCCGCACCCGGCCCGGCGAGTTTCCCACCAGGGGAGGCCTGCCTTTCGGCTGGCCGGTCGCCGTCAAGGTCGACCGCGCCCGAAAGGTTAGCGCTTTATTTGCCCTCGAATCAAGGAATCCATTTTCGAGTCGCCCGACTGCGGCGCACTATGGCGCGCGCCTCCGTCACCATTTCCGCGGTTGCTTTGCCCGCCTCCGTCGCCGCTGCCGCTTTGACCTGCCGCTTTGATCGCGAGATATGGCTTTTTCTCGACAAGCTCGGCTAACGCCTTGTCGACCTTTTCGCCGTTGACCTTGCCGTTATCGACGAGCGCGTCGAGGTCAAGGAACTTCGGCGCGTCCTCGGGATCGGCTAGGTGGCGGGCGGCGCGTGCTCGGACCTCTGCGGACGCTAGAGCCGCCGCGTGTTCCTTTTCGGACTCTTTCTTGCCCTCGGCCATCCCGGCCGCCCTAGCGTCGTCTGAGGCCTTTTTGGCGTCCTCTGAGGCCTTGGTTAGCTTGCCCTCGGCGTCCTCTAGCTTCGATTCCGTCTCGCGCAGCTTCGAGCGGAGGCCTTGCGCCTCGCGGTTCAACCGCGAGATTTCCTTATCCTTGTCGTCGGGCTCGCTGCCCTTGCCGCTACCGTTACCGCCTCCCCCGCCGCCTCCGCCCGAACCGCCCTCAGTTTCGAACATTATTCCTCCCCATCGTCGGTTTGTGTGCTGCGATCATATTCGTTTAGTGCCTCGCCCGGGTCGGCGTCCTCGAATATCGGCGCGACCGAGCAATTACAACCGGGGTGCAACGGCGCGAGGTCGAACGTCGAATATTCTTGCTCGCTCGCCTCGTCGCAAAACGCGCATTCCTCGCCGTTCGTTACGCGCCGAAAGCCGACGATTGATTCGAGGCGCGGCGCTAGCTCGTGCATAACGGCCGATTGCACGAACGACAGGTCGGTCGTCGCCTGCCGTTCGACCGCATCGCGCGCGCCAGCTATCGCGTCGGCAAATGCAATACCCGCGGCCAGCGCCGCGCCCATTGAAAAGAACGGGATATGCCAATGATGTTCGAGGCCTTCGGGCTCGCGTATGGCGTCTCCGGTTACCTCGTCTAAATCGAGGTCGGCGTAATCGCCGCTGGCCACGTACAAATAGGCGGCAAGGTCGGAGCCTAGCGCTCGCTGCGCGGCCAGCGAAAGCCCGGTCATTTCCTCGATATAATCGCTCGGGTCGTCGTAATCGTCGATATCGTCGAATTCCTCGACGGCCGACGCCACTAATTGCCGGCGGATTAGCGCCGACCGGTTGCGGTAAATCTGCGCCGCGACTACCTGTTGGCCTGGTGGCAACGACATTATGCGGGCGGATTAGGTGGCGGCGCAGGCTGGCCTAATTGCCTGTCTGGCGGTCCGAACGTAATAGGCTGCGCCAGCGCTTCGTAATAGGCCTGCTCCGCTCGCATACTGGCGAACCGTGCGATTTGCTGAGGCGAAAAGCCTGCGTCCTCCCACAATTGTTGTAACGGAACGCCGAGGCTTTTTAGCTTTAGCAAGGCGTCGACGTGTTGCCCTTCGGTCCTCGATTCCGGATCGCCCCAAATCGTCTCGGCACCAATGAACCGGGCCCGCTCGTCGCCGATTAGGCGGAACGCCAACCGCATAACCGATTCCCACGCTTCGCCGAAATGCCGCATTTTCCGCCGAGCTTTGGCCACTAGGCCTGTCTCGGCCGCTTTGATCGATTCGCCGCTAGGGAACTGCCCGCTTAGGTAAAAGTAATGCGGAGGCGTCCTCGTCTGGCTGGCGATATGTTGCACGAACAATTCGGCCGCGCGCGTGTATGGCAGTAGGTCCGTCTGTTGGAATTCGCCAAACTTCGTCTCCGGATTTTCGCTAACCCATAGGCGGTCAACGGCCGGTTTGAACGGCTCGATAGGTAGGTTCGTTTCCGGGTCGGTCGGGATATCGAGGCCGGTTACCCATCGCTGGCGGAACGCCCCGAATTCGGAGGCGACGAGCATATCGAGCAATATCTTGTTTACGGCGTCCTGTAGCGGGATAACGTCGGCAATTTCCGAGTCTCCCTCCGTAGTGTGGCGCGGTAGCAACCGAGGGCGGTTGACAATTGGGATTACGGGCACGACGCCGAGCGGGTTTGGCAATGGCCACGCCTCGTCGGGTTCCTCGCGCCGTTGCCAACCGGTCGTCGCCGCCGATGAACCGGACGCCGCTTTAGCTTGGAATTTCCAGAGGAAATCGCGCATATACAGTGTGGCGAAAACCTCGTCGCCGTCGACCCATTTCTTTAGCGCGGCTCGGCGTGCTCGACGACTGCCAGGTTCATAGGCGACGATTACCTGTTCCGGCGATTCGATAGTGATTTCCGGTATGGCGTCGTCGTCGCCGTACCAAACCAGCGCGAACGAGACGCCGTTTATGAGGCTTTCGGTATGCGCTAGCTGCGAATCGGCGTCGAGCCCGTTCGCCTGCCAGATT